CAGCGTCAACGCGGAACCCAACGGGCGATGCTCACGCTTCGGCGGGTCCGATGACACTGCGGCAAAATGCTTTGTCAGGCACTCGCCGTATAGATGCGCGTCATCCTTTTCGTGAAACCCCTCGCCGGACATTTCCAACGCCTGCCCGGCCACCTCATCGGTGATGAAATCTTCCTCATCGACTTTGGTATCGACCATCACCGGCACCAGGATCGACCGGCAATTGTAGTGACGCGGCGGCTTCAAATATTCCAGCCAACTGTCGCCACTGGCGAACACATAGCCGTCGAGGAACCGACACACCTCGGTCGTTTTCATATCGAGGATCGCAGCGTACTCGAAGCCGACAAACCAATCACCGCTGCGCTCCGATGCGATGATGCGCCCGCGATTGAAAGCGTCGGTGATGTTGGTGCGGACAATAGTCTCCAAACGATACGGCGTCACCTGTTCGGTATCGCGGATCACGTTCGGGTTGCCAACAAACGGCTCGAATATATCTTGCAGACTGCGAATGGTATCGCGCACCGGCTCACCAACATCGATGGCGTGCAACAGCGCCTTTTTCGTTTCCTGCGTCAACCAGGAATTGATACCAGTCACAAAGAAATCAGACTTGCCTTTCAAGTACGCAATCGCATCCTTCGGCTTGTAATTGGGCTTCGTCGGCTTCTGCATTTTCTTCAGCGCCGTCACGTCCCGGTCAAAGGATTTCCCGCCATCGTCAAACGCCGCCGTCACCGCCGACAAGAACGGCTCACCCAACTTCGTTGTGCCGCGAACGCTTTCCAGCGCGTTCACATAGGCGATCTCCAATTTGAACTTCTTTTGTACACTGGTGATCAGATCAGCACGAATTTTGCGGAACACTGGCAGCAGGCTTTCCAGCATCTTCGCTTCCAACCGATCCAGATCACGGTTGATCGCCGCGAAATCGACGTGCTGCTCTTTGGCGTTCGGCTTACGCCGCAGCCCGGTCGGCGGGAGTGCTTTACTCGGGGCTCCCTGCCCGGTGATAGGGTTTGCGTAGGTACGCGCCTTCTCCTCGATGCCCGCTTCGATCCCGGCCACGATCCCGTGCCCGGTGATCTCATCCTCTTGCTGCATCCGCTCTTCCATCGTCGTGACATCGAGCCACCGCGCGCGGCTGTCCGCCGCCCACTTCTTCATGCACTCGATGCGCTGTGCTTTATCTTCCATCATTCGTCACTCCACTCGGACGGCTGGCACGTTGTCGCCGTTGTTGTCCCATTCCTGGTAGCTATCGACAAGTTGCGAGGCTTTCAGGGTTTCATAGGTGCGCTTCGGATTGCCGTCCACAGACTTCATATAACCGACGCTCACCAAACGCCCGCTCCGATGCCAGCGAGTAATCGCGCGTTTGATTGCTTTCTCCGGCTGCACCGCAACATGAACGATGTTGACTTTGTACCCCGCCTTTTTCAATGCCTCGATCTCGGGCCGCAAACTATCCACTGATTTGCCGACGCGCGGCATCACGATATTATCGTTGTTGTGAACCGCCTGCGCCAGCACGGCTGGCAAAATAATATCCGATGCCTCTTCATGCACCGCGTTCGCGCCGACGCCATCAGCGTACTCAGGGATCAACTTTTTCACATCGTCGCTATCGATCATCACCGCGCCGTGCTTCGCCGCCAGCGGATCGGCGACCGACGTATTTTTACCTGCCCCCGGAAGCCCGAGTACAATCCATGCTTCACCATCTTGTTTCACGTCAACCGCATCCGTCTTCTCATTATACAAATTCTGCGCGATCTGGTCGCGCAACTCCCAACGCTCCGGTGTGTCGATGAGATGTGTCTTCGGCTTTTGCAGCGCTTCCTTGGTTTGCTCAATCAAACGCTTCCGGTCGGCTGGGTCCGGCAACACTGTTGCCAACGTCGGGTCATCGCCTTCGAATGCGGGCTTTGCCGCGTCACCAGCGGCAGCGCCGCCGTCGCCCGAAGTCCAACGTCCACCAGTATCGGTACCAGCGGGATCACGCGGCTGGCTCGGATCATAGTGATTATGCACCTCGACATTAAAGTTTGCCGTCGCCGGAATTTTCTTCGCGTCCATATCCTCTTTCGACAACGGCTGGCCGTCCGGCCCAAGCTGTGGGTTCTTCGGTGGCGCGTTCGGGTCCTCTCCATCAGGCGCGTTCGGGTCATTCGGGTTCGGCTTGTTCGGATCGGCGACCGGAGTGACTTCGCCCGGCACCGGTTCCTCCGGCAACGCCTCCCGATCCAACTCGGGAAATTTCATCAGCGCGCGGATATGATCCTCATCGGCGGGCTGGTTATGCAGAATGCCGCCCGTGATCATCGCCTGCCATGTGTTCAACAATTCGGCCTTCACTTCATCGGTGAACGGCAAAAACTTAAATTGCGGATAGATGTCCTGCGGCCCGTAGTTCAAATCGACCAGCGGCTTCACAAGCTGCTCATTGATCACGTTGTCCGCGATCTGCGTACGCAGGAAGTCCACCATCAGCATGAACACGTCGAAGTGAACCTGCGCCCGCGCCAGCGATCCGACGCCCTGATCGGACGTTGCGCCCAACAGGTCCGGCATCAGCAGCGCGCGGGCGATGTCCTTGTTGAACATCTCGATGGCGGGAATGAAAACGCGCTCGGTCTGGCCAGCCAATTCAGGCGACCATAGTTCCAAATCTTCAGCGCTGGGACGCGGCAATGCGCCCGCCGTAGCGGCCTGAATTTTCTGCACAACGTTGACCAGCGCGGTGATCTGCTGCTGGGTCATCTTGTTGGGGTTGTACAACGCGAAGATCGGCGGAATACCGAAGCGCTCTAGCAACATGCTCAGCCAGCGATAGGAATTTTCCTTGATCCAGTAGGACCGGTACGCAGCTTCCAAATCGCTGCGACCGTACCAGTTGTCAAATTCCTTCTGATGCGTGAACACCAGGAACTTCGTCACCGGCAGATATTTGATGGACATGCCCGGCACAGTCTGCACGATGCCGTCGGGCTTGATGTTGCCAAACTCATCGGTTTCGAAATCGAGCATGTGTGGCTGGCGCGTCTTGATCGCGCGGACGCCGATCATGTTTTTCCACTCGCCCGCTTCATTGATCTGCCAGACGATTTCCGAAACCGAATAGCCGTAGTCAAGAGCGCTCATCACATTGTACACAACTTCGGACAACGTGCCTTTGACGTTCTTCAGCGTGTGCTCGACAAACTTGCTGATCTCATCCTCGGGATCATCCTTCTCGACTTCCGGCGGCGCAACTTCCCAGCCTGAAGCCAGACACGACAGCTTTTTGAACGCCAACGCGGCCTTAACCTGATCGTCTTGCCGCATCTTGTCAAAAATCTCCAAGCCTTTTCGGGTCACAAGCTCGGATGGATTGAACGGTGTGATTTTACCGAAGCGCCACATCGCAGCGACTTGGTTAGCGATAGCGATCTCGCCCTCGTTCACCTTCGGCACTTTTTTCTTGAATGTGGAGATGATCGAGTTGACAGCGCGCAGCGGCACGCCAACTTCCTTGGCGATCTTCGGCGGCAGTCGGCCATCGACATGCTCTATGATGATACGCGCCGCTTGCTCCGGCGTTGCGTTGCGCTTCGCGGGCTGCGGCCCATTCATGGTCACTCTAGCGATCCCCATATTCTCAATCTCCCGGATAGCGTGACGGCTCGCGACCAAAGTCGGCGGTGCTGGATGCCAGCGGATCGCCGACGATGGCCGTGGTATCATCGATCACGATATTGAAAGCCTGCGCACAATAGATCAGCGCACCAGCCACGACGTTCGCCACGTCATCATGCGCATTGGTCGGATGATCGAAAACGATCCGCCCGGTCCGGGAAGGACGACGCTCCAAAAGCGTCAATTGCGCACCAATGATCTTCAAGTCCAGAAACTCCACGCGACGCGCGTTGATCATAGGCAGAAATTCGCTGTAGATGTCCGCCTTGGTTTTCTCCGACACAGTGTAGCTAATTTGATGGACTGAAAAACGTTCTTGTGGCCACACCCCGGCATAGGCATCGCCGTAGCACCAATTGATGCCGTAGGATTTGATGATCGTGGCGAACTCTTTTGAGACGACTTCGGGAGAAAACGGCGGTTTGCGCCACTCTGCACGATCTAAAACAGCGATGCCCGTGTGTACATCGAAGTGCGCAACGGCCAGCGCCATGTAGTCAGAACTACCGCCGGACGGGTCCACAAACGCCGTATATTGTACACCAGCTTCCGGCAAGCGCATCTCGCAACCGACGGCAGTTAGCCCCTCGACCATCTCCGGCGTGATCGGGATTTCAACGTCGGCGCGGAACTCCGCACCGTACTCGACGCGGGCACTTTCGAAATCATCTTCGTATTCCTTCTTCACCCGCTCTTCGGAAATCGTCGGGTTCATCGACAAGGTATCGGCCCGCCAGACCAGCGTGCTGTCCCCATTCTTGCCATAGTGATCGCGGAAAGCTTTGTACACGATACCACGACGCGCGAACGGTGACGATGCGCACAACAGCATCGCATGGGGAATTGATGCCATCGCCGGGCGCAGCGCCTTCATAATTTCAACATCGGGATTTGCGCTGTCATCGGTCCGCCAGAATGCGGCTTCATCCAATAGCGCGGCGATACAGGTATAGGAGCGAACAGCGCGGAAGCTCGCGGTGTGGATTTCTATTTGTACCCAATTGTCCAGCGTGATCGTACTCGTCGTTTCACCCTTCACCTTCCGCGACAGCCACGACGACGCATTTATAAATCCCTTGATGTAGTTAAAGATTGTACGCGCTTGTTTGCGGTCGGCGGCGATGATCATGATCGTACCGTATTCGCCGGGCGACAGATACGGCGTCCAATCGACAAAGCACGCTAGATACGTTGCGACCAGCGCCAGCACAGAACTCTTGCCGCCACGCCGTCCGACAATCACATAAGCTTCGCGGTGCATCGCCTTCGACGGCTGGGTTCGACCAGTGAATTTCTCGAAGATGGCACGCTCCGGCCCCAATAAACTTTCGCCGAAAAGCGCGTGCAAAAACACATCCCACTTCGCCCACTTTTTCGGATCGCGTCGAACAGCGCCTAGCAATTGCTGATCTTTAAGGGCGGCAAAGAGCCCGCAGACAGCTTTTAACGGCGGCGTGGCCATGCTTACACCAATCGTTTTACAATTCAGAAAGGACTTGGCACGGGGGTTAGCCCTGGCCTATAGTCCCGCCCGTCGGCTTAGTCTCCGACAGGTAGTCATCCATCCATCATCGTGGGAAGCCCCGCCATCCACCCGGCGGGGCTTTTCATTTCAGAGCATGGTGCGGGCGATCTCTTTGCACTCATCGCACATGCGATTGCCGATCCAGGTTGACTGGAATGATTTCCCACAGCTTAAACAGCCGCGATACGCCTCGTTGAATTTTGCCTTGCTGGCAACAGCGCGGGCACGCTTGGCTTTAGTGCCCCGTCGCAAAATCACGCGCGGAAAAAAGCCGTAGCCCTTGATTTGTACAAGAACCACGGCTGCATCAAAACGCGCCCCACGTCGAGGCTCTAGCCCGATCTTCTTCGCGTGCTCGTACACCGCGCCAGACGTTCGACCAAGCTCGACAGCGATATCCGCGACCGACCGCTTGCGGGACCACAGCTTGATCAGGCGCTTGTTATCCTCCCTACTCCAATCATCACCGTGCGCCCAAAGACTGCCGATAATCGATGCCGATGAAATAAGTGCCTGCCGGAAGCCGACACTGCTGGTCTGCACTAACAACGCCTGTTGCATACCTACCGCCCCTTACGCTCGACATATTCTTCCAGGGTTGTTGGAACACTGCGGCCTCCCGGCGTCACATCATGCGCGACACGCTCTAGCCCCAGCTTGTCGGCGAGGTTCGCCAGCGTGCGACCGCAACTCATCAGGCTTTCCAGCGTGATCGGGCTTAGAAGCCCGTCCTGGATGAGCCAAAAGGTTTCGTATTCTTCGGCGATCACGGCCAGCGCCGCGCAACGGCGCGCCATCGTGCGCTTCAACTCGGTAATCCGGTCGAAGCCGCCTAGATCGCTGACAATGGTTTTGAAAATTTCCTTGAACCGCTTGGCGCGGTAAGTACGCCCATCGACCACGGGCGGCACCATGATCTTGCCCTTGTGTATGCGCGTGAGATTTCGGACGGGGATCGGGTCGTCATCGAGTGAGGCCGCTTCCCGCATCATGTCCGACAAGAGCAACGCCGCTTTCTTGCCGGGCATCATGCGCGAATTTTTGGGGTCGTCTGACTTGCTCCGATACTTGCCGGGTGACACGACGCCAGAAACAGAATGAAGCGACCGAGTTTTGCCCGGTCGCTTTGCCGATCCAGTGGGTTTGGTGGCGTTTGTTGTCCGCCGCCCGTTGGTAGCGCCGTCAATATGTACGCGTTTAATCATCCGCTTGCCCGCCTCACTTTTTCGGGCAACGGTGCGCAATATGAGCTAAATCAACGGGCTATACAAGTAGCAAACGCTTTATGGGAGTACGCCCAGGACGGTGAGTAGGGAGCCGGTTGGTTGTGTCGCTATTTCCGACGTGCTTTCGCTGCGCCGGTCGTTTTGGCCTTGGCGCGCTTGCGCGGCAGCGTGACCACCAGATCGTACGGCGTCTTGATACTGCGCTTCGCCACCCAAGGTACGCCGAACTCACTCCGCAACCGCTCGACACTGACAGTCGTTCGCCAGGATCGCGTGACATCGGTTTCATATTCGGCACCGACAGCGTGTGTAAGACCACGCCGCAGAATTTCCTTTCGCACTTCTTCGATGCGATCTTCGATCTTGTCAAGCCGCCGCTTCGTCTCCCCGTGAAGGTCAACTAGATCGGCAGCCGTCAAGCGTCGCAGTTGTCGCGGCGTCAGTTCTGCGGCCATCAATAATCCTCCGGTTCGATAGCCTCATCGGCCTCGTATGCCGCATCGGTGAAAATATCCGGGCGGAATGTTTTCCGCTTCGCTTCCTCGCAAGCGTCACAGACGAAAGCGCAGAAGATGCCGCGCGCGTCCCGCAACGCCCGCCGCTCTTTTCCAGAGCCGCAAGAGCAAGGACGCACCACGGTCACGTCGCCCGGCTGCCAAAGAAATTTGTTCATCATCGTCTCCATCATTGTCAGGGATCAGGTAACCATACCACCATCGTCTGACGTTCTCACGCCAACGCTGGTACTCTTTGTCCTTTTCAAAATCATGCATCAGTCTTCTATGCCCTCCAAGTTTTGCGCCAACTCTTCCAACGAATTGGCGTACTCATCCAGGTTGTTGGCAACCTCTTCGGCCTTGCTGCCCTTATCTCCACCTTGGAGATTTTCGGCCATGTTGTCGAAGTACTCTTGCTCTTCGTCAGCCGCTTGCCGAACCATCGACTGCGCTTCCTCGATCTTCACCTTGGCTTCCGCCAACAGCTTGCGCCTTTCTTTGTTCATTTCTTCGCTTCTCCGATATAGTAGATTTCGGCGGTGTCGCCGCGCTCAGCGATCAGCTTGATACGCTCATCGACACTGGCGCGAAATTCTTGCGCCCGCTTTCTGCCATCCTGTTTCCAAAACAGGGTGAAGCCTTGCTTCCCTTCCCTGTCCGGTTTTGTGTACACGTCCATTCGGAAATGCATCACTCATTCATCCTCCATCGGTTTGCCATCATCAGCGATGCGGGAACCACCACACATCGAAGCGGGCAACGCGCCCGCTTTCGGCTAGAACATCTTCACCGTGGTCCCAAACGGCGCAGTCTTCGCGTTGGCGTTCTGCGGCACCACCCAAATTACCGGGTAGTCGCAACCGCCCTTCGGAAACTCACTTTGCCCGACCAACATATCGGTGAAGTAAATCAACCCGGACGGGTCCAAGCCCTGATCTTCGATCCAATCAAACACGGGCTTGAAGTCCGTTCCACCACCGCGAACGATCTCCATCGTGCGCAACGGCATATCCTCGGGCTGGTAGCTTTCGTGTTTCTGGATTTGCGTGTCGCATTGTACAAGCTCGACACTTTCAGGCTTGATCTCCATCATCAAGTCGTTCACCGCGCCAACAAACTGTTTCACCAGTTCACTATCAACCGAACCGGAGATGTCAAACGCGATGACAAACGGCTTGATGCGCCGACCGCGAAGCGACGGCAAACAAATCCCGCGACCGATGTACCGCGAATTTGGGCGGGTCCATGAATAGTCGTCACGGGTTGCTTCCTCGACAAAATGCCGAAGCATCTGCCGCCAGTCCTGCGGCTTGTAGAGTATCGCATCGATCAGCGCTTTCAGGGAACCCGGCAGATTGCCGACGCCCTGCATCGCCGCCGCTACGCTTGCGACCATCTGCTTGGTCTTGTCTTCCAGGTCTTTCACCTGTTCCCCATGCGCATGGTCACACTCGACGTACCAACCGCAACCGGACTTGCCCGGCTGCGGCGAACCGCCGCCCGAACCAGGAGCCCCCGGCTCACCGCCCCCGCCGCCTTCGCCCTCTTCGGACTTTAGCAGGTTGTACACTTCGTCGCTGGTCTTGTGCAGCAACTTCTCGCTGTACAGCCAGCCCTCACCCAACGTGAACCCGCATTCTTTCAGCGTGCCGTTGATGACGAAATCACCGGCCCGGTTCCATCTGCCATGCTCACGTTCGCCGCGCCGTGTCAGATGCATCAAAACAACGTGCATCACTTCATGCGCAATCGCGGCCTGTAAAACTTCCGACGGCAGCGCGCTGATAAACGTCGGGTTGAACCGAATGTAAGTACCATTCGTCGCCAGCGTCGGGATCGCCGGGTCCTCGATCAACTCAAGCTGAATTGCCAAAGTGCCGAAGAACGGCTGCTTTCGCAACAGCATGACACGCGCCCGGCGCATCTTCTCGATAGGTTTAATTTCATGCATCGTCATCCTCCATCAGTCACCATCATCAAGCGCACCGCCAAAGCGCTACGCTTGATGATGGCGGGCATCGCTGCCCGCCACCGAGTTAGATCAGAACGTCAACGTTATTCGCGGCCCAATCGCCATACGCCTTGGTATCGACAACCGACCGGTCACGATCTGCCGCCGCCTTGACGCAGAGCACTTGCCACTCTTTGTCTAGGCGCTCGATCAGCTTCATGATGTTCCCGAAATTCGCCTTAGTGATACGCTTGGCGATGATCGCGGACAGTGCGTACAACACGCCGGGATCGTTCGGCGGATTGAACGTCGCCGGGCTGGCAAGCAACTGATCCAGGTCCGGCCACGCGGCGATCTTCTTGAGGAAGCCAGTAAATTCCAGAGCGAAGCCCTGGCCAGCCGCCCCCTCGCACAGTTCCGCGAACTCTTCCGGCGCGAAGCCCATATCGTAAAGCTTCGCGACGTTGTGAATTGTACGCGGGCTGCAAGAGTTGGTCATGTCAGCCGTCGGCGTGAACTTGCTCAGCAACTCAGGCCGCCACTTGATCAGCATCAGCAACTCTTCCGGCAGCTTGTTCCGGCGTGCCCAACGCAGCCAATCATCGGGGTTAGGTTCGACATCGATGATCGTCACGAAACGCGACTTCACCGGCTCAAGGATGCCCGACACGCCAGCGCGATCCTCTTTGCGGTTTGTCGCCGCAGCGAAGGTCACATAATCAGACACCCGCTGGCCGTTGATCTCGCGGGCGAGGATCAACTGCATCGCGGCAGCCTGCACAGCCTGCGGCGCTTGCCCCAGGTCATCCAGGAAGAACACCGTCGGCACCGTCGCCATCAGGAGCTTACGCAGATTGCCAAACGGCAGAAAGTCCGCCTGCCCATCGACCGCGAACGGCATGCCCTTGTAATCGGTCGGGTCATCGACCACCGGATGCGACACGATCAATTCGTGCTTGATCCGCTGTGTCGCCTGATCAACCAGCGATGTCTTCGCGCAGCCCGGCGGGCCTTTCAACAGAACCGGCATCTTCGCTTCGAAGAGGCGCGGCAACACGTCAGCAATAACACTTGGCCTCATAGTACATCCTCCATCAGATTGTCATCCATCATCAGAAAACCGGCCCGTGCCTTGATTATACAAAGCACGGGACGCGGGTTATGCAGCCTCGGACTGATCGGCTTCCTCGGGCTCGACGCCCAAATCCTCCAGCATCTTCCGGGACTTTTCAGCCAGGGGCCGAACCTTTTCGGCGACCTTCTCTCGAAAGTCATCATCAGCGTTCAGCGCCTTGTAGTCCAGGTTGTTAAGGTTCTTCTTCACAGCATTCATGATCTTGTGTACCTCGGGATCATCAGTCAAATTCAACTGAGGAATAATTTCCCCAAGGTCCTGCACAGCGTTACAAACCGAAGCGCGAACGAATGCGCCGTTGTTTGTGTTGGTCAACTGCTTGATCAACCGCTGCATCGTGTCATCGATCCGCTGCCAAACGTCGATGCGGATGGACTGTTCCATCTTCTCCATCGGGTTCACAGCCCCTTCCACCCGGAAGTCGCTGTCGTCGGCGATATGTTGCAGCGTGATATCGAACTCGAAACGCCGCCGCAACTGCTTTACCGTCGGGTACTCTTTCGGGTTGAACATATCGCCCAAGTGTTTCGCGCCATCGGCGACGTACTCGGGGTAGTTCCGCAGAAATTTCTCGACCTGTTCACGCATGTCATCCTTGTGCTTGCTCATCGCGTTCATGTAGTCGAGGAGCTTCGCATTCGGGATGATGCGTACACCGCCGTCAAGCCACGGCAGCGTCCAATGATAGGTGACTTGCCGGGCCTCGTTAGAAATCCGCTCGATTTCCTTCAACTCCGGCGCATTCACCAATCGCTTGTAGTATCGGCCAGCATCGTTGCTGGCATTCTTGCGTCGTGCAACTTCGTCGCTGGTCTTCTTGTCGAGCTTTCGCCCTTTCCACATGCTGATCGACAGATGCACGAACATCGACTTTTCGTGTAGTTTCGACATCGTTTTTCTCCTCGGTTGTCATCCAATCGAAACGCCGCGCCGCTGGTATCCAACAGCTTGACGCTTCAATTTCTTGATCGCGGTTTCGGCGCGCTTCTTGCGCCGCTCCCATTGCGCCAGTCGCTTCACGATGCTGGCGTAGCGCTTCGCCTTAACATTGACCTTCGGCTTTTCCTTCGCCTTCAATCTGCCGTCGAGCCAGCCCTGCGTCACGACCTGCTCAATCATCAGGCGCTCAATATAAGCATGGCCCGCAGCATGCGGACGCACTCCCGGTTTCATTCGCCGCCAGCAAGCATGAGACAGATCGTGTACCATGTCATGCCAGCCCTGGCCCGGATTGACCAGGAACACGCTACCGCGCGGGTAGCTTCGATGATTGCCGCGCCCGGCCTTCCATGTTCCCGGCCATCGCTTTTCCATCACCAACCAGTACAATCGCTTCGCCGCCCGGATCGCTTCGGCACCGGTCATCTTCGGCAACTCACCTTTCGGCCAAGTACCGTTGACGCGCTGGTATCGTGTAGCGAAGGACGGCGAAACGGTAATCGTTTCGTCAGTCATCTTCATCCTCCATCGATACGTTGTTACTCAGCCGTTTCCGGCTCTGCCCCGCTCACGCGCCTTGTGCGCATGCGCTGGCATATCACGCGTACTCACATGCGCCAGCTTCGCTGCTGTTTCCCGCGCTCGATCAATCCCGATATAGCGCGGCAAATTTGCAGCCAGCTTGGCGTTCTTTTCGGCGCGTCGCAGCAAGATCGTCACGACTTCATCGCCGTCAAAGTTTTCGAAACAGTTGTCGAACGCTCGCGACGTTGAACGCCCGTTGGATATGACAGCCGCCGCGTAGTTGACGCGCCCGCTGAAATTCTCTGGGTCATTTAATCGGCTCATCGCTACACCGCCTTTTCTGTCAGGCTCAGCAACGTACGCATGAAAGCGGACGTTGTGGCCGACTTGATCGTGCCGTCATCGTTCAGCATGACGTTCGCGATACGCGTGCCATCATCCAGCATCAGCACCGCGTACTTATCGCCGACAGCGTTGACGCCCTGTGTGATCTTCAATCCATCCAACTTCATTTCATCCTCCACCTGAGCTAATCGACAGCCACATGCGTTACCTGTTTCCCATCCTTTTCGGCGAGTACACAAGTAACCTCGTAAGCCTTCTTCGCCTTGAACTTGCTGGCCGCCAGATCGCGGGCCTTTAGCAAGGTTTCAGCGTACACTTCGATACGCTTGCCCTTATAAAAACAGACGTAACCGTTCATCACCATCCTCCATCTAGTAATCGCCGATGCGCGACCGAAGCCGCACATCTTCAACCACTACGCCAGCGCCCACTCCAAACCCACGCTCTTCGCCGCGACATAAGCCGCGCGGGCCGCAGTCCCCGCGTACACGACAGTCTTGTAAAACTCCATGCGAGCATGCTCGACTTCATGATGCACTTCGTACACCTTCATCTTCTTGCGCTTCGACAGAGCCCGCGCCGAAATCGCCTGATGCACGCCACGCCACGCCGCCTGATACACTTCATGCTCCTCACGCGACTTGCCGATCAAGATCGCCGCCGCGCGTGCCGTCATGTTAATATCGTTCATAGCCTTCATCCTCCGTCTAGCAGTCATCGATGCGCAGCTTTCACACTGCGCATCTTCAACTGTTAGTCGGCACCCGCCGCCGCCATGAACCTCGCCCGGTCGAAAGCGGGATTGTCGGTAGCGGCAATGCTAGCAAACGTTTCAACCAAGCTGCGCCAGACCGCTAGCTCGGGGGCTTTCTTGTCGGCAATCGGCTTTGCCACAGCAAAACCTTTCGCCATCGCAACGTAATCTTTGCGCGTCATCCCTTCCTCCAAATTAGGTTACGGACCATTAACAGTCCTTGATGCGCGACCGAAGCCGCGCATCCAGCACTGTTAGCCCCGCGCCGCAAACATCGCATCCAGCTTGCCGGTCTGCTCGATACGCTTTAGGACTTCTTTCTTCGGCAAGTACACAACGTCTCGCGCGTTCCAACCATCACCATAGGGCAAGTGGATCAGCGCCGCCTTGGAGCCGTCAGCAAACATATAGTTTGCGTACCCGTCCGCCATCGGCGTGCTGAAAATCTTACCCGTGTTCTTGCCGGTGTACCCGGATTTGATCAGCCACGCTTTCAGCGCGGCCTTGTGTGCATCTTCCTTTGCCTGTTCGGCGTGCCGATCATAGTTTTTGTAATCGACTTCCGGCGCAGGCACTTCTTTCGGCAGTGCATAAACCTTCATCGTCATCCTCCATCGTTAAAGTGACATCCCGCCGTCCCACGTCATCAGCAAGTCCGACTGATCACCGCGATAGATCGTGACGCCCGTGACGCCTTTGATCTTCGCGACTTCATCAGCCGTGATCTCGTAAAGCCCGTGAAAGAAAGATCGGCGGAAAGAGTAATAGCCCTGCGGCTTGCGTCCCAATCGGGAGAAGAGCCGCGCCCGCGCCCGATGCGAACCGCACCGGGCCAGGATCATTTTCTCTGCCATGCTAAGCGACCGTGAAGCCGTCAGCGACCAGCCCCTCAGCCAGCCCCGCCGCATAGCGATGCTCGACCGCCAGCGCACCGCCGAACCACTGCCCATCAGTGTGCTCGACCAGCCACGCCTTGGCGTCGATATTGTGCGCGCGGACCAAAAACAGCGAACCGTGATTTTCGAAAGTGTAGTCAGCCATCGTTGCCTCCATTCATCGAGTTGAAGTACGCGAACGCATCCTGCGCAAAAGCATCGGGCGCAGTCACGGCAGGCCGAACAAAATAGTGGCCGCCGTATTCAGCAACGTGCATCGCGCTGATGTACACGTTGTTCGCTTCGTCGTACCGCTTCGGCTTCGTCTTAAAAGACACTGCGGTAGTCTCCATCGTCATCCTCCATTAGAAAAGCTTCGTACGCAGCCCGGTTTCCCGTTCGAAGATTTCAACCAACTGATCGTTATACACGTCTTCAAACTTCGCGACCGGCGTGCGCTTCAACTTGCGCACACGCTCGAAAACGACCGTGTACAAATCAGCAGGCGTCAACGTGATCGCGACGTAGTTGATCCCGCTCTTCGTAAAACCGCCGCCCGGCAACTGAAAGGACAAGCCGGGACCTTCATGCTCGTAAGACGTAAAATTCTTCGCGCCAGTCATGACGCGGAATTTGTTGCCGCCAAGCTGTTCCAAAATTGTCTTCGCAACCTGCATCGCATCAGCCATCGTCATCCTCCATCTAGCAGTCACCGATGCGCGACCAAAGCCGCGCATCCCCAACTGTTAGCCGCCGCCGTTGTTGGCCATTTCCTCCAACAGATGGCCAATCTCATTCAGCGCCACAGCCAGCGCGACACCGCCAGCCGCAAGCTCAAGCGCCGTGTGCGCTCCAAAAAGGGACCATGCGAAAAAACCGCCGTTGGCGTTGACGTTCACCCAAAACGCCGTCTTCTTCACCACCTTGACCAGCTTGGTGTCCTGCGGCTTCGGATGCCAAGGAAACTTCATAACCATAGTCCGCCTCCATCTTCTTGCGGTTGCTTTCAGTACTCAAAATCACTTCCACCATGCTCATTTGATCACCTAAGCGCTGTTCGCCGCGCTAGCCTCCAATGTTGAGCTTCAAGACAAACAGAGCCACCCAGCCGACAACGGCGAAGGTCAGGTAAGCGAACGCAATCGCGTTTGTGTACTTCACTGCATCCTCCATCAGTTAGAACTACAGAACCTTGCGCAGCGCGACGACAAACAACACCAGCGCCACCGCCATCAGTACGAAAGCTAGAATGCCCTCCATCACATCCTCCATCAGTTACGCCAGCGCCAGCGCCATCGTCGCCGCCGCCCGCTTCTCAAAAGTCTCAGCCAACGCGTACGCCTTGGCCCGCGCCATCGCATCACTCAGCGACGCGGCCATCTGCGCCGCGAACGCCGCCTGATTTGTGTACACAGCCGCCAGCGACTTGACCTTGGCGTTGTACTTCGCGATGCCCTTCAAAGTCGTGCCCTTCATCACATCCTCCATCATGAAAGTCATCGATGCGCAGCTTTCACACTGCGCATCTTCAATTTTCACAACCAACCGGCTCCCTACGCTGGCAAGAGGCTCAGGCCCGTCACGCTCGCAACCGCGCCGCACAGGGTCACGCCAGCTTGCTGTGTTCGCGCGATCCCGTCTTAGGGGGCGGCCTCGACTTCGGGGTATTTGACTTTGGCAAGCGGGGCGACCGATAGCTACGCGGCCCGCTTTTGTGGCGGCCCGCCAGATCGTTCACCGTCCTGGGATTGGCCCTTAGAACTCTGGGCCTTTGCGGATCGACGGGGATGCTATCCCCCGTTCACCTTGCTCCCGTCAGGCCGTCCCGGTCCCTGTCCCACCTTCTCCGTGGGGTCCTCCCGGCAGTCCCGACACCATTAAAGTGGGCTTCCGCCAGTGAATTGTCAATAGGACTAACTCATTGATAATGCACAATATCGCAACATTTTTTAGACAGCAACAGCCGATCCGGCAACTTTTTTGGCGTCGAATTGTCCCCTGTTTCCACAGGGTTACGCACAGCCCCAAAATTTGACCTGTGGCGCGCGTTGACCCCAGCCCGGCGGCACACCTAGCGCGGCTCCGGCCAGCGCTCACCAGCGCCCGGATTTCAACGGCCAGCGTCGAAGGAAAAGGTCAGGATTGGATGTGGGAACCGTCGGCAGTCATCTCGATCCGCACCGTGGCCGCGAACCGGCCCGATGGCAGCGCCCGATGATCGATCAGCCAAATTTGCCGGGACAGCCGGGAAGACCGCGCCGCCAGGAACGTCAACAGGTCATCGACGCCAGCGGGCGATAGCATATGCGTCGGCTCATCCCAAATCTCGAAACCCGGTGTGAACGTAGTCCTACTATGGATCAAAGACATCAAGCCGACCAAACCGGCCAGCCGCAGCCGTTGCGTTTCACCGCCGGACCACACAGCCCACGGCACCGCCGATGATTGCCCCGGCGGCGTGATCATCGCCTGAAAGCCATGCGATGTGCTTCCTGATTTAGTTTCGCGCTCGATGGCGAATGATACCTGCGCATCGGGGAAGCCCAACGCCCCCAGCGCCTCATTGGTTTCGACTGTCAACTCATCCAGCGCGGAATTGATTTGCGCCAACCTGATTTTCTTAAAACCATCGACCCAATACCGGACCGCCGCCCGCCGCTTCGTTA